CATCTTGTTGTCCTTCGTTGGCTCGCTTTAATGCTGCCTGATGTTCGCCTTCGCCTATGCGTGTATAACTTGGATTCATGCCATTCATTTCTAGAATGTCATCACGGATGTTTTGGTTACGTTTTTCAATATTAATAACACGAACAAAACTATTAGTAACAGCCGCAGTAAAATACGCAAAAGGATTGTCTGATTTCGACTCATCAAATTGTAGTCCTATTTGTGTTAATTGTAAAATGGCTTGGCCCTTCATCTCGTCGTTATAAGTGTAGCCACGCACGTTACCACGTGTTGCATAACGTTCACACAGTTTAATCATCATTCGAGCGAGATTATTAGTTATCTGTCCTGCATCTTTATCAAAGTGACCAGTTTTCATCCCGCCCTTCCAGTGGCTTTTTCCAACACAAATTAACTCATCTTCATCGTTAAACTTAAAATGCTGGAACGGTGGGAAGTTAACCTTATCATGTTTGTCAGCAGTGCTTTTAGGATTCTTTTTACGAGTGCTATTACCTGGAATATGTTCGAATGTCATAATCCTAAAGATTAAATCGGTTTTAGCAATTTTCTTATAATCTACTTCACAATCAGCTTGTTTAACCTTTTCGCCTGCTGCTTTACGTCTAGCGTATTCTGCATCGCCTAGTCGTTTAGCTTGATTGCGTTTAGCTTCTGCTATTGTTCGAATGTTAATTTTATCTATGCTAGGTAGGATAATATCATATTGGTGATATTCTGGTTTTACAAAGCTACAGTAAGTATTTTTACTTCTGTGTATCTCTGCTAGCATGTCCTTATTGTTTAAATAATTTTGTTTTACTGGTGTTGTTATTGTTGTCAAAATAGAGTCTCCGGAACTGTAATAATAAACTACGTAGATAATAAAGTCAAATAAATACTTTGCCAAAGAGGATATTTATTATGACAAGAGCGAAATCGTCGTCTGCACCGTTAGGGCAAGGGATAACATCAACCATTACTGCTGCAACTGCAACATTTGGTGCAGTTACTAGCGCCGCGGGTACTGTTAGCGGGCTGTTAAGCGGAGGTGGTGGCAGTTTAGGCGACAAATTATTAAGCGGCACTGGTTTATCTGCAGGAGCAGAAGCTATCGGTGATGTTATGGACGCCGTATCAATGTTTGGCGGAAGTGACGCAAGTGATAATGATTGGCGTGTCAGACTAAGTCTCCCAAGATGGCAAAGTTTTCAAAACAGTCCTGTTTTAAAACCATTAAAAGATGCTGGTGGATTAATTTTCCCATATACTCCGCAGATTCAAATTCAATCTAGCGCAAGATATACCGCAGCCCAGCCTGTACATACAAACTATCAATTCCAGGCATACAAGAGTAGTGATCCTGGACAAATTCAAATTACAGCACCAATGAACGTTGAAGATCCAACTCAAGCGTTGTATTGGATTGCTTGTGTACATTATTTAAGATCACTGTCAAAAATGTTTACAGGATCTGATCCAAAAGCAGGAAACCCGCCACCGATTGTTTTTTTAAACGGTTATGGCAACTATGTGTTTAAAAATATTCCAGTTGCAATTACATCATTTAGTACAACGCTTCCAAATGATTGTGATTATATTGCAACAGATGTTGTTGGATCGGCAGCAGGCGCAGTAGCAGGTATTGCTGATAGCGTTGGTAGCTTATCAGATTCAATTGGTGGAACATTTGGTGACGCATTTGGAGGAGCAGTTGGCGACATTGCAGGTGCAGTTGGATCTGCTGCCGGGTTTGTAGGCAACGTAGCAAGTCTTGCTGGAACGTTTGGATTAGGCGGAACTACAAGTGGCGGACAAGCGTATGTTCCAACAAAGAGTCAATTTTCAGTCACGCTACAACCAATGTACAGCAGACAAAGTGCAAGAACATTTAGCCTTGATAGATTTGTACAAGGCGGATATTTAAACAATCCATTCGGGTATCTCTAATCATGAACACACAATATTCAAATACAAGTCCTTGGTATACTACCCAAATCAAACAAAATTATTTGGACGTATTATCTATTAGACCAGTTAGTGCAGAGCCTGACGATGTATTGTACGCAATAGATGCTAAGTTTGCTTACAGACCAGATTTATTAGCGTATGCGCTATACGGCGATCCGGGCTTATGGTGGGTTTTTATACAACGCAATCTTGATGTTCTTCAAGATCCTGTGTTTGATTTTACTCCTGGAACTAAAATTTACCTACCAAAAGGTAGCAGTCTAAGAACGGTGTTAGGAATTTAATATGGTAGATGTTACTGGAGCTACAACAGCCCTTGGTGCAGTTTCAAATGCTGCGGGCACTGTCTCGAATTTAGTAGGTGGCGGCCCAGCAGCAGCATTGTCAAATATTACTGGCGGACTTTCTGATGCATTAGGTGCAGCAGGATCTTTTCTAGGACAGTTTGGTGGAAACCCTGGCGGTATAACAAAACTACCAGTACCAAATCCGCTATCAGCATACGCAAGTTACAATTACAATATAACATTAAGTGCAATGTCATGGACTGATCACAACTTTCCAGACACCTCTTATAAAGCAGGAAAAACTCTTCCTATTATTTGTGCTACGGCTAGTAAAAATCCAAACAACAGAGTTCAAACAAAATTTGGTAAGTTTGAATTTTACATCGATAACGTAAGATTTGATTCTGCAATTGGATTAAACAATGCTAAATCTACTAACGTTACTACTGTTCAGTTTGACATTATTGAGCCTTATAGCATTGGTATGTTTCCACTGGCATTGCAAACAGCAGCACAGAAGTTAAATCCTAAGTCTAACTGGCGCGATTGTTTCTTTTTACTTACAATTGAATTTAGAGGTAATAAAGAAGCTGGTACATTGACTTCAATTCCTAATTCAACACGACATATACCAGTTAAACTTACTACAATGACCTTTAAGGCAAATGAACAAGGTGCATCTTACGGATTTAATGCTTATGCAACTAATTCGCAGGCGCTAACAGTTCAGTATGCAAATTTAAAAACAGAATCGACTATTAGAGGAAAAACAGTTCAAGAAATTTTACAAACTGGTGAGCAAAGTTTGCAAGCTGTTCTTAACAGAAAAGAAAAAGAATACGTTGCAAAAAAAGACAAAGCAGTTGCAGACGAATACGTTATTTTATTTCCTCAAGATATGACCTCTGCAGTAGTAGCCAACGCAGCAAATACAAATACTAGCTCAACAGTAAACCCAGGTCTTCAATCTAGTGCCGATACTGTTTATAGCAAATTAGGTGTTGTTGAAAGTTCTATTAACAGTTCTCATATTCAACAAGATAGTTCATTAAATGAATTAGGTGCAGCTAGTATGGGTTACGACTTATCAAAATTAGGTGATCCTACTACAAAGAGCGAAGTTAAAGTTCTTAAGAATAATGTGTTTATTCGAGGTAATGTTGTTTCAGATATCAAAGAAGGTAGCTTGCGTTTTACTCAAGATACTGATATACCAACAATTATTAATACTGTATTAATGATGAGTGACTATCCTCGAATTGCATTAGATACTAATAATGAAAAAGACGGCTTTAAAACATGGTGGAGGATTGATACACAAGTTTATTGTATTGACACTAGCCAAAACGAAACATCAACTAACACTATTCCTAAAATTATTGTTTATAGAGTTGTACCGTACGATGCACATGCAAGTGCAGCACCGTCTGTTAACGTAAAAGCAGAAGGTCTTGAAAAGATTGATAAGCAACTTGTAAAGGTATACGACTATATCTTTACTGGAAAGAATTCAGAAGTAATTAAATTTGATATTGACTTTAGTATTAGCTTTGCTAACGTGTTAGCAGCAGACGCTGGTAGAAATAACATGGATATTATTTCTGCAAAATCTGAAGGCGGCGAAGAAGCAAAAGAACCTACAGTAAATCAAAACCCTAAAGGTATTTCAAACCCAACCGGTGTTATTGATAATACATCTGTTAGACTCGATGGTACTAGAACATCCCTTGATGGTAAAGGCGGTGGCGGTCGTGAAACTGCAATTACTCGTGCTGCAAAAACATTCCATGATGCAATTACATCGCCACTTGACATGGTTGTCCTTAATATGGAAATACAAGGAGATCCTTTCTGGATCATTAATAGTGGTGTAGGAAATTACACTTCTAAGAAAGCACCGTTGTCAAAAGATTTAAACTCTGACGGTTCTGTTAACTGGCAAAGTAGCGAAGTACATATTAAAGTTAATTTTAGAAATCCAATCGATATTAATCAAACAACTGGTTTATATAATTTTAAAGCCGGTGGTTACAACAGCGGGTCTGGTACTAGCGACCAAGTTGGTTTTAACGGTTTGTATAAAGTTAACACTATTGAAAGTAATTTTAGAAACGGTGAGTTTAGACAAACCCTTCGTGGACAACGAATTAAAAACCAAGACAACCCAGCACCGGCGCAAAAGAGCGGCCCGTCTTCAAACATTCCGGATGTTATATCAGATGTTGCAGGACAAGTATCGTCGCTTATTTCGTCTGGTGTATCATCAATTACGTCTGCGGTACAGTCAGTAGTAAGTGATGTAAAGAACGCAATTAACAATTAACACAGGTAAACAATGACAGATAGAATAGATAAAATAGATGCCGGCAGTAGTCAGCCTCGTCCTGGTCCTTTTCTTGCTAAGGTAGTTAGCCACCTCGATCCTGGTTATATGGGAATGTTAGAAGTAAGAATTTTAAGACCCGTAGGCGGATCAGACGACCCGGGTCAATTGTATACTGTGCAATATATGACACCGTTTTACGGAGTTACTAACGTTGACTTTGTAACAGATGATCCGGACAATTATAACAACACACAAAAGTCATACGGTATGTGGATGGTTCCGCCTGATGTAGGCACTACTGTTATTGTTATTTTTATCGACGGCAACCCAAAGGCAGGTTATTGGATCGGATGCGTTCCGGACGAAAATATGAATTTTATGTTACCGGGCATTGCAGCTACAAAGTACACGTCAGATGGCGACGGCAGAGTTCCAGTTGCTGAGTACAATAAGGCAATTAATACACAAGTTACGAATGTAACAAAAATACCAAAACCAAAACATCCGTTAACTGATACGCTAACAACGCAAGGTCTTATCAAAGACGACATTAGAGGTATTACAACAAGTAGTGCAAGACGAGAAGTGCCTAGTTCTGTATTTGGAATTAGTACACCCGGACCGGTTGATAAAAAGCCTAATGCTAAGAAGGGAAACATTGGTAAGGGCGACGATAAAGTAATGACGTTTGTTAGTCGCCTTGGCGGCACAACGTTTGTAATGGATGACGGTGACGATAAGTTTTTAAGAAAAACAACGGCCGATAAAGGACCGCCGGTGTATGCTGCTGTTGAACAGGGAGAAACAGACGGCGACCCAACAATACCACACAACGAATTAGTTCGTATTAGAACACGTACTGGTCATCAGATTTTAATGCACAATAGCGAAGATTTAATTTACATTGGCAACGCTAAAGGAACAACTTGGATAGAACTAACAAGTAACGGTAAAATTGATATCTTTGCTGAAGACAGCATCAGTATTCATACTAAACAGGATTTTAATTTTACTGCTGACAGAGATATTAACCTTACGGCCAAGGGCGACATTAACATGAACGCTACTGGAAACGTTAATATGACTGCTACTAAAAATACAAATATTAATAGTGCTCATCATTATGAGACCGCTGGTAAAATTGATATGAACGGTCCAACAGCTACTAAAGCAAATAAAACAGTTCGAGTTCCGCAACACGAGCCATGGAACGGTCACGAAAATTTAGACCCAACTGCATTTACACCTGCAAAAACAAAATCAGTAGCAGCACCACCCGCAGGCGCAGCCCCTGCAGCGTTCCAACAATATACAACAACTACTGATACTTTTGAACAAATTACACCTCCTGAGGAGAATCAATAATGTCATCGAATTCGTCTTTATATAATAAGATTGTACTTAATCCTGCTAACAAAGGACCAGTAGCAACATCTAAGATGTACAAAGGGTTTAGCACAATAAATGCTAATGCCGAAAACTACAATTTGTATGACTTTTATCTAATTCAACAAGATATCTTAAATCATTTTAGTATCCGTCAAGGCGAACGTTTGATGAATCCAGAGTTTGGTTGTGTAATATGGGATTTTATATACGAACCATTAACTAGTGACGTACAGAATTTAATTATAGAAAACGTTAATAGAATTATCAATTACGATCCTAGAGTCCAAGCAACACAAGTTATGATTACTAGTTATCAATCAGGAATTCAACTAGAGTGTGTGTTAACGTACCTGCCATACAACGTCAGCCAGACAATGCAAGTGCGTTTTGACCAAGCAAACGGAATGCTAGTATAAAATACGCACATAATTCTATCAAATAAATACACTTATTAGGACAAATCATGAGCGTAACAACTAGACAAAATAGACTATTAATCGCAGAAGATTGGAAAAAAATATATCAAAGTTTCCGTAATGCAAACTTTCAAAGTTATGACTTTGAGACTCTTCGTCGCACAATGATTGACTACATTCGTGTTAATTATCCAGAAGATTTTAACGATTATATTGAGTCTAGCGAATACCTTGCGCTAATAGATTTAGTAGCATTCTTAGGGCAAAGCATATCATTCCGTGTTGATTTAAACGCACGTGAAAACTTTTTAGAATTAGCCGAGCGCCGCGATAGCGTTTTACGTTTAGCACGATTAATTAGCTACAACGCAAAACGTAATACATCTGCAAGCGGTCTATTAAAGTTTAATACTATCTCTACTACAGAAAACGTAATTGATAGTAACGGCAGAAATTTAGCAAATCAAGTTATTGGGTGGAACGATTCAAGCAATAGCAACTGGTATGATCAGTTTATTAAAGTAATGAACGCATCATTCCCTTCTATTCAACAGTTTGGCAATCCTGCTGACTCTGCATCAATTTATGGAATACCAACCCAACAATACCAATTTAATAGTGTATCGTCCGGCATTCCAATTTTTACATTTACAAAAACAGTTGCTGGTAGATCAATGAACTTTGAAATTGTTAGCACAACATTTTCTGGTCAATCATTTATCTATGAAGATGCACCTAAAGTAGGCAATCAATTTAAATGCGTATACCGAGATGACGGTCACGGTGCAAGTAGTCCGGGCACTGGATTTTTTGTTCGTTTTGTTCAAGGTACACTTAATACTGGTGTGTTTTCTGTAACACAACCGAGCAGCAATCAATCGATTGATATTGATGCACAAAACATTAATGACACAGATGTCTGGTTATATAAACTTGATTCTAACGGCATTGAGTCAGGACAGTGGACATCTGTATCTAATTTTGAATCTAACAACGTTATCTATAACAGCCTTAATAAAAATATTAGAGATATTTTTGCTGTATTAACAAGAGCTAATGATGCAGTTAGTTTACAGTTCAGCGATGGAACATTTGGTAATTTACCTCTTGGATCATTCCGCACATATTATCGTGTAAGCAACGGACTATCATATACAATTAATACATCAGATATTAGAAATGTATCTTTCTCTATTCCGTATATTTCACAAACAAATCAAGTTGAAACTTTAACAATCAATTTAAACTTAGCAACAAGTGTTTCTAATGCAACAGTAACTGAAACTAACGCTAGTATTAAAGCAAATGCACCTGCAACATTCTATACACAAAATAGAATGATTACCGGCGAAGACTATAACATTAGTCCTTTATCAGCAAATGGTTTAGTTTCAAAGATTAAAGCAATTAATAGAACATCAAGCGGCATTAGTCGTTATTTTGATTTAATTGATCCTACAGGAAAATATAGCAGTACAACGTTATTTGCGGATGACGGTGTCATCTATTTAGAAAATTATGCTAATCAAGTTAACTTTACATACAATGTAAGAACTGACATTGAAGGCATTATTTACAATACCGTATTTGATATTTTAAAAAGAAAAAATTTAAGAAACTTCTACTACACAAATTACATTAATTTAATTTCTGAAAGTTTATTAAACATTGAGTGGGTAAGAGTTACGGAAGATAGTTCTTCATCTACTGGTTACATTAAGGCAATTCAAGCAGCAACAGTATATCCGTTGGGGTCTTATACAATTACTGGATTAAAATATTTTACTCCAGGTTCGCTAGTTAAATTTACAGCACCTGCTGGTACGTATTTTAATAAGTTAGATAGTAACTCGATCGTTAACGGATCAGCAACTGCGTTTGGCTCAACAACTACATTATGGGCTGAAGTTGTTTCTGTTGTAGGAGACGGAACAGGTGTAAGCAGTTCTGGTGTTGCAGCTACAGGATATGGAGCAGTTACACTAAATCAAAACATTCCAGAAGGTGCAATTATTACACAAATCATTCCAAAGTGGAGAACTGTAATTGATACTAATACTATCACTACAATGATTGATTTAATATTTGCAAACAAACCATTTGGATTAAGTTACAATGCATCGACGCAAGCGTGGCAATTAGTGTTTGAAGTTAACTTAGATGCAACAAATCCGTTTAGCTTATCGAAACAAGGCGACAACAGTAACCAATCCCAAGATGCAAGCTGGATGTTACTATTCACAACAGATAATATTACATATACAATCACTTCAAGAGAACAGCGTTATGTTTTTGAAAGTGATGCACAAATTAGATTCTATTTTGACTCGTCTAAGAAAATATATGATAGCAGATCATCGTCTGTTGTTAAAGACTATATTAATGTTCTAAGCATTAATGCTCAGCCAACAAGTTCTACAAATCCGGGCGGAACTATTCCGTTTACTACTGATCAGAAATGGGATATTATTTCTGAGTTTATTGGATTAGATGGTTATGTAGATAGCAAAAAATTAGTAGTTTCGTTTGCAGACGAAGACGATGATGGTGTAGTTGACGATCCTGAAACATTCTTAAACATTGTTAACCCATCGTACTTGCCTTCTACAAAATACATTGTATTAGAGAAATATTTAATTACTGTTGGTCAGGAAGATTATAGATATGTTAAAAACGATTCTATACTTGGCCCGGTTATTATTCGTGATAAGAAAGAAAACGTTCAATACTCCGAAAAGGTTAATGGTCAATATTTTTATTTTACAACTACCGGCGTAGTAATGAAGTATGATGCAACAACTGGATTATTTAACGCATCGTTAGATTACAAAGTATACCCAGGTCGCGACGGCCTTAAATTCCAATATAATCATAGTGCAGATTATGATTCTAGAATTGATGCTGGCGCAAGCAACATCATTGACATATATGTGTTAACAAAGACATATGACACTAATTACCGTCAATGGTTAGCAGGTGCCATTTCTAAAGAACCATTACCTCCGGGATCTGATGAATTGCACGACATGCTTGCACCAAACTTAAATCTAATAAAATCAATTAGCGATGAAGTTGTATATCATCCTGTTAAGTACAAATTATTATTTGGTCCTTCTGCTGCTCCTGAGTTACAAGCAACATTTAAAGTAGTAAAAAATTCAGGACAAGTTGTATCGGATAACGATATTAAATCGAGAATTATTGGTGCAATAAATCAATTCTTTTTATTAAACAATTGGGACTTTGGTGATACATTCTATTTTACAGAATTATCAACATATGTTGTAACACAACTAAGCCCAGATATTTCAAACTTTGTTATAGTACCAAAGCAAAGCGGATTAAGTTTTGGTAGTTTATTTGAAATTAAATCTGGAAATAATGAGCTATTCATTAGTAGCGCAACAGTTGACGATGTTGAAATTATATCTGGAATCACTGCAAGTTCTATTAAAGCAATTGCTGGAACAACTACAACTACAAATGTGTCAAGTCAACAATCAATTACAAGTTCAAAATTCGGGAGTAACTAATGGCTGATAAAACAAATCCAAATTCATCTAGCGGTAAAGGCTATGAATTTTTGCCAAAGATTTATCAATCAGATGCAAATAAAAAGTTTTTACAAGCAACAATTGATCAGCTAATTCAACCCGGTACTGTTAATAAGATTAACGGATATATTGGTAGACAGTATGCAAAAGCAACAGTTGGTAAAGATGTCTTTATTAACGCTGCTACTCAAATGCGTCAGAATTATCAGCTAGAGCCAGGATTAACAGTACAAGACACGTTAGGCAATACAACATTTTTTAAAGATTACCAAGATTATATTAATCAGTTAAACGTGTTTGGTGCCCCTACTGCTGATCATCAACGCATTAACAAACAAGAAATGTATAGCTGGGACCCGCACATTGATTGGGATAAATTTGTAAACTTTCAAAATTACTACTGGCTACCTTATGGCCCAGAACCTATTGTAATTTTTGGAGCTCAGGAAAAAATTACAAGCGAGTACAATATTACTATTGAATCCGAAGGTGACAATAATGTTTATATTTTTGAACCTAATGCACTTGTAAGAAACCCGACAATTAAATTGTATAGAGGGCAAACTTACAAATTTAATATTAATAGTCCAGGCAATCCTTTTAGTATTAAAACACGCAGAACTCCATACGGACAAGATTTATATAATACTCCTGACATTGATAATCAAAGTGTAGAAGTTGGCTCAATTACTTTTACAGTGCCATTTAGCGCACCTGATGTATTATTTTACATGAGTGAATCTGATAGCGACCTTGGTGGACTATTTCAAATTGAATCTATAGACACTAATACAGTTATAGACGTTAGCTCTGAAATTTTAGGAAAAGTTAATTACACATTAGCAGACGGTACAAAACTTAGCAACGGAATGAAGGTGCGATTTATTGGAACCGTTATTCCAGAATCATATGCATCTGGTTTTTATTATGTAGAAGGTGTAGGAAGTTCAATTGAATTGGTCCCTGAGTCGATTCTTGAAATTGTAAGCGATTATACAAAGACTGAAAACGTTCAGTTTGACAGCACTCCGTTTGATGCTATGCCATGGGGTGAAGCAACTTCGTTTGCAGGAACAAGAGATTACATTGTTATTAACCGTTCTAGTCAAGATCACAACCCGTGGAGCCGTATTAATCGTTGGTTCCACAAAGATGTAATTGAAGCAAGTGCAAAATACAACAGCCAAGTACCTGCGTTAGACCAGTCGTCGAGAGCAGTTCGTCCAATTATCGAATTTGAAGCAAACGTTAAGTTATTCAATTTTGGAACAAGAGCTATTGCTGACGTAGATTTAATTGACAATTTTACCAAAGATGTATTTTCGACAATTGAAGGTAGCTTAGGTTATAACGTTGATGGAATTCAATTAAGTCAAAACCAACGTGTGTTGTTTACTGCTGATACTGATAGATTAGTTAAAAATAAAATTTATAAAGTAACATTTACTACAATACAAGGTCGTCGACAAATTCATTTAGAACTTGAATCAGAGCCGGTAGAGGGTAACACTGTACTAGTTAAGCAAGGAGTTTCGTCTCAAGGGCTAATGTACTGGTATGACGGATCAACTTGGCACTATGGTCAGCAAAAAACAAAATTAAATCAAACACCGTATTTTGATATTTTTGACGATAACGGATATAGTGTTAGCAATACAGATGTCTATAATGGTTCTACATTTAGTGGGACTGCATTATTTTCTTATAAAGTAGGAACAGGCACAGTTGATAGCAATTTAGGATTTGCATTATCACATAAAAATATTAACAACATTGGTGACATTGTTTTTAATTTTAATATTTTAAATGACACATACCAATATAAAACAATTAGCGAGGTTGTTACTAAAAGCACAAACATTGGTTATTTAAAGAAGACTAATGTCGATGGAACAACGTCATTTATTAACGGATGGCAAAAGTGTCTGGCTACAACTACACAAGCAGCAGTTAGAATTTACAAAAATTCTAATCAAGTAAACAACTTTAACATTGATATTTTTGATGATGTTAACAGTTTATCTGACTTAGTTGTAAAAGTTTATGTTAACGGTATTAGATTAGATAATACTAAATGGTCTATAGTTTCGGGAATAGTGTACAAACGTATTGTGCTAGATTCTGATATTTCGACAGATGATGTCTTAACAATCAAAGCGTATGCATCACAACCGATTAACAAAAACGGTCATTATGAAATTCCTCCGATTTTACAAAATAACCCTCTAAATGAAGAGATATCAACTTTTACATTAGGTGAAGTAATTGATCATGTTGAGTCTATTGTAGAAAATATTAATGGATTTTCTGGAAACTTTCCTGGCGCTGGAAATTTACGAGATTTAGGAAACGTTACACCGTATGGCGTTCGTTTTGTGCAACATAGCGGTCCTGCAAGTTTAAGCATATATCATATAACAAACGAAAATAACAACGTTGTTAAAGCTATTGAAAATGCTCGTGATGAATACGGCAAATTTAAAAGAAACTTTATTATTGTAGCAGAATCTTTAGGTATTGATTCTAACGCTGTATCACAAGTAGATTTAATTTTAGAAAAACTTAACAAAGATACACCAAACACTTCGCCGTTTTATTTTAGCGATATGGTTCCGTATGGCGGCAAAATTAAAACTAATTTACATGTTGTTGATTACAGAATTAAAACATATCCACTAACTAACGTGTTTAGTATCGACGAACTTTCAAATAAAGCTGTTGGTGTTTATTTAAACAACGTACAATTATTAGTAAAGCGTCATTATACTTTTGACCCTCAGGGATTTATTGTCATTGATAGCAGTGTTGAACTAGCTAACGGCGATACTATTACTATTATTGAATATGATAATACTAATGGATGTTTTGTACCACAGACACCTACTAAGTTAGGTATTTGGCCAAAGTACGAACCTAAGATGTATTTGGATACAACGTTATTAGTTCCACAAAATGTTATTCAAGGCCACGATGGAAGTATTACACTTGCATATGGCGATTATCGTGATGATTTAATTATAGAATTAGAAAAAAGAATCTATAACAATATTAAAGTAACATACGATACAAGTATTTTTGACATTGACGATATTGTTCCTAACTACAATAGAGCAACTGATTATTCTTTAGAAGAATTTAATATAGCACTATCATCTAGTTTCTATAAATGGTTACCGCTAGTTGATAAAGATTTTACAAAACATTTAAGTTACGATAGAAATAACCCAATGACTTTTAACTATAAAGGTCATGCAGCTCCGGATGGCAGAGAAACTCCCGGATATTGGAGAGGTGTATATCGTTGGATATTAGGAACTGACCGTCCTCATCTATGCCCATGGGAAATGTTAGGGTTTAGCGAAGAACCATCGTGGTGGACCTCAGTGTATGGGCCTGCTCCTTATACAAGTGACAATATTCCGTTGTGGACAGATTTATCTAACGGATTAGTTAGAGAGCCAGGCACTCCTGGCGTAGTATTGCCAAAATATATTAGAAAGTATTTGTTAAATCACATCCCAGTAGATGCTTCTGGAAATGTTCTTAGCCCGTTAATGTCTGGGTTATCTCAAGGCATTATTACAACATCTACTGATAGCAGTTTTACATTTGGCGATGTAAGCCCAGTAGAAGCAGCGTGGAGAAGAAGCAGTTACTATCCTTTTGCAGTGTTGTTAACTTCTATGTTATTGCAACCAGCTAAGACATTTGGATTATTGTTAGATAGATCAAGAATTATCAGAAATGTTACTGGACAACTAGTTTATAAAGATACAAACTTACGAGTAACACCGAAAGATATCGTATTACCTAGCATCTACTTGAGCCAAGCATTTGTTCAAACAGCTGGTATTATAAATTATATTGTTGATTATATTTTAAGTGATAATTTAAAATCTTATAATTCATATCTATACGATTTGAATAATATTGAAGCAAAACTAAGCTACCGTGTTGGTGCATTTACTAGCAAAGAAAAATTTAATTTATTATTAGATAGTAAAACACCGTTAAGCCAAGGTAGTGTATTTGTACCCCAAGAAGACTATTCAATTATTCTTAATTCATCTAGTCCTATTAAGAAGATTACATACAGTGCAGTAATTGTTACAAAGTTTGCTGATGGATATAGTGTAACTGGGTACAGTTTAACTGAGCCGTATTTTAAATATTATCCTTGGACACAGTCTGGCGTATCAATTAACGTTGGCGGAATTTCGGAATCATATGCTATATGGACTCCCGGATATCAATATGCCGCAGGTAAAATTGTTGAGTACAACAAAAAATATTATAGATCGTTATCATTACATACAACAACCGCAACATTTGATCCTACAAACTATCAAGTGTTGGGAGCATTACCAATCATTGGCGGTAGAGATGCAATTTTAAGAAAAACATGGGATCGCACAGATCCTATTGTAATCCCATACGGAACTAAATTTAGTTCAACCCAAGAAATAGTTGATTTCTTACAAGGATACGGGGAGTATCTAAAAGATCAAGGATTTATCTTTGATAATTTTAACAACACATTAAATGTAGTTTCTAATTGGGAAACCAGTGCTAAAGAATTTTTATTCTGGACAACACAAAACTGGTCTAGCGGCCAAGACAAGTGGAAAGAATGGACTCCAAATCAACACGTTAATTACGGTGAAATTGTTAGATACAACGGAGAGTATTACAGATCTAGCCAAGATAACGTTCCTACAACACTGTTTGATTCAACAGCATATGTTAAGTTAGAAGGTTTAAGTACTGTTGGAAGTTCAGTAATATCATTAAGCCCAAGTGCTACAAATATTACATTTAAAACACCACTATCTGTTGTTGATAATATTAATAATCCTTTTAACAATTATGAAATATTTAAAGTTGATGGAACTCCCCTTGCTTCTAACTTTTTAAATTCTTACAGAGAAGAAAATGCAGTTAGTTACACACCTAGAGATGACTACGGTATTTTTGGTGCAAGTTTCTACTTAATTCAGCAAGAACAAGTTGTTCTTATCAATAACACAACAATTTTTAATGATACAATTTACAATCCTGCTAGCGGGTATCGCCAAGAAAGAATTAAAGTTGCCGGCTATGTAAGTACTGATTGGTATGGTGGATTTGATGTTCCTGGATTTATATTTGACCAAGCTGTAATTCAAAATTGGGAACCATGGCAAGATTATGCGCTTGGCGATATTGTTAAGTATAAAGAATTTTATTACAGCGCAGGATCGTTTGTCCCAGGTGCTGAAACTTTTGACGCAACTAAATGGATTAAAGACACTGACAAACCAACTCAAACTTTACTACCAAACTGGACATACAGAGCTGGGCAGTTTATGGATTTTTACAGTTTAGACAGTGATAATTTTGACTCGTCTCAACAGCAATTAGCACAGCACTTAGTTGGATATCAAAAACGTCAATACCTTTCAAACATTATTAAAGATGATGTTAGTGAATTTAAATTCTATCAAGGTATGATTGCTGAAAAAGGAACACAGAACGTTCTTAATAAATTGTTTGATGTATTAAGTGCAGCAGACCAATCAAGTTTGTCATTCTACGAAGAGTGGGCATTAAGATTAAGCCAATACGGTTCTACAGCGGCATTTGAGAATATTGAATTTAATTTAGACGAGTCTCTATTCAAAGCAAATCCTCAAGGAATTGAATTAGTACAAACTGTTGACAATGCATTAGTAGACTTTATCATTCGTCAAACACCTAATGATGTTTACTTAAAACCTTTAGGTTACAATAATGCACCGTGGCCTGTAATTGATAAATTTAAACCTTATCTAAGAACACCGGGGTATGTTCGTTCAGACGATGTTACTGCAACATTGGCATCGCTTGAAGATATATTAACACAAGATGTTTCATTGTTTAGTGAAGGAAGTTACATTTGGTGTGCATTTGACAATCCTCCTCATTTTTGGAATGTTTATAGATTAACTAATGACAATTTAACAGTTACTGATGCTGCGTATGCAGGTACAACATTAACTATAACTTGCAGCAATACTATCACATACAATGTAGGTGATTACATTGCTATCAAGGGTGTTCAAAAATTTAGTAACTTTTATAAAATTATAAACGTTGACACAAATTCTTTTGATGTCACGGCAACAATTAGCGGTTGGGAACCATTTGCTGAACAAAGCACAATTCAAATATTTTCTATTAACACACAAAGAGTTGGTAGAATTGACGATGCGCAAACAATCCTACCATTAACATTAACCGAAAACGAGATTATTTGGACTGACGACAATGGCTCGGGAAAATGGACTGTTTGGCAACATAACAACATTTACTCTAAATCTGAACTTTCGAATTCTATACCGCAAGATGGATTGCTATATGGCAGACAGGTTCTTGTTAACAAGTCTAATTCAATATCTATCCTGTCAAACAGTTTAGGCGAAATTATTGTTTACGATAAGGCAACCTCACTATCGCCTTGGATCCAACGTCAGATTATTGTACCGCCGTTTATTTCTGCTACTGACATAAATGGCAACCCAACATCTGACACTGAAACTGGTGATGTTATTGCACTGTCATCTAATAGTGTTTGGTTTGCGTCAGGAGTTCCGACAGCATCACAGGCTGTAACTATATCAAATACTAATTTAAACATTGTTGACAGTACTGGTACAACTAGCGGGTTTGATAATCAAGGTGTTGTTACTATCTATAAAAAGGATAACAACAATATTTTCACTCCAGAATATACTATAGCAAGTCCTAACCCAGACAATGATGAAATGTTTGGATCCTCTTTAGTATTCGGAGATAACAGATTATTTGTTACAGCATCTGGTTCTAATCAAATTTATCAATTAGAATATGTAACTGCAACTCAAGCTACAGCATCTTACAACCCAGTTGGCAGTTCAGAGTATACTGTAAAGATTTCTGTGTTAAGCGGAACAATTACAGAAGGAATGACAGTAGTTGGTGACGGATTTACCAGCGGACAAACAGTTGTACAAGTTGTTGATTCAAACACAATTATTATAAGCAGTTTACCTGACAGCACACCGTCTGGTGTTTTACAGTTTACATTAACTTATTGGCAGTACACAAATAATGTACTTACTCCGGCTGTGCCTGATACAGCATTTGGAGAAAAGTTAGTAATGAGTGATGACAATTCGACATTATTTGTTACTAGCCCAACTGTAAATCGAACTTATTACTATTCAAATAATTCAGGCACATATGATTATGTAGGTTATATAACCGGAAGCTCGGATATATGTGTGTCTTCTGATGCAACATATGTTGCAGTATCGGATATTTCTTACAATTCTGGAAGAGGAAAAGTTACAGTCTACGTTAATACTGGTTCGGGGTATGAAGAATACCAGCCAATCTTAAACGATCAAGGTGAAGCTAATGATTACTTTGGATCTAAAATTAGATTCATGAATAACTTCCAAACACTTGTAATTTTTAGTGAAACTTCTAATAACGTTGGCAGAATTAGTACATATGATAGATACTCATTAAAATGGGTATATGGTGACACAATAACAAACCCATCTAATGATGCTGATGGATTTGGTTCTAGTTTTAGTGTAGGTAACAACATTATTTTTGTTAGTGCTCCTAGTGCAGATGATCAAGGAGTTATGTCTGGAAAAGTTTACACATTTGTTAAATCTGCAAATGCATTGAGCTGGAAAGTATTACACGAACAGATCGATAAACCAGATGTTACAAAAATTAAACAAGCATTCTTATACAATAAGCAAACTAATCAGTTAGTTACTTACTTAGATGTTATAGATCCAACACAAGGAAAAATTCCTGGAATTGCTGAAGAAGAATTAAAATACAAAACATTTTATGATCCAGCAGTTTATTCTGTTGGTACAGATGCAGTTAATGTTGATGATGGCATTGCTTGGTCCGCAGCCCAAGTTGGAACACTGTGGTGGGATTTAAGAACTGCTAAATTTATCGATAGTTCTGACAATGATGTTGTATATAGAAACAGTACTTGGAATACTTTATTCCCAGGTGCAAGTATTGATGTGTATGAATGGGTGAGCTCTACTATGCTTCCATCTGCATGGAATACATTAGCAGATACTGAAGAAGGTCTAGCAGTAGGTATAAGCGGCACAACACTTTATGATGATACTGTTTACAGTATTACTAAACGTTATGATAATGTTTCTAAAACATTTAAGAGAACGTATTACTATTGGGTTAAAAACAAAGTTACTTTACCTAATTTAAAAAATAGAAATATTACAGCTAAGGATGTTGCTGCATTAATCGAAAACCCAAGAGGTCAAGGTTACAGATATATTGCATTAACTAGCGCAAATAGTTTTAGTCTAGTTAACGTTAAGCCTTTATTAAACGATGTTAATATTGTACTATCTATTGAATACTGGACTGTTGATAGCGATACTAGAAATATTCACACAGAGTGGAAATTAGTTAGCAACGATGTTGAGTCAGCATTACCGGCAAGTATTGAACAAAAGTGGTTTGATAGCTTGTGTGGAAAAGACAGTTCGGGTAGAATAGTTCCTGATACTACTCTGCCTATTAAGCTGCGTTATGGCATTGAAAACAGACCACGTCAAGGTATTTTTGTTAATCGCTTTGAAGCATTAAAACAATTAATTGAACAAGTTAACAGAGTTTTAATTAAAAATCAAATTTCCGAAAATCGTGATTTAAGTCTTCTTGGTGTATATGACTCTGAGCCTAATGTTATTAAAGGCTTATATGATGCAACACTTGATACTGATGCTGAATTAAAATTTGCAGTTATTAGTACATTTGTAAAACCGTCTTTATCTCCAGTAATTACAGATGGTAAAATTACAGGTGTTGATATTATTAATAAAGGTAATGGTTATCTAGTTGCACCGTATATTGATGTAATCGGTAACGGTATTAATGCTAAGATTCGTACAGTTATTAATGTTAAAGGACAAATCACCGGAGTAAAAATTGAAAATGCAGGCGAGGGATATGATCAGTCAACAGTGCTAGTAATTAGAAACTATGCAGTATTGGTAAAAAGTGATTCTCAAGCAGACGGTAGTTGGAGTATCTACTCATACGAACCCTTAACACAAGTGTGGTCTAGATTACAAAGTCAAACATATGACACAAGAAAATATTGGAATTATGTTGACTGGTATGACACTGGATTTAACCAATTCGTTGCATCTGATTATGTAGTTGATACATTATCGTCTATTAATTCTATCGATGTTCAAGTAGGACAATTAGTCAAAGTAACAACAAACAACGCTGGCAATTGGATGCTTTTAAGAAAGTATCAAGAATCTACATCAGTTGATTGGACACAAAGTTATCAAGTTGTTGGCATTCAAAACGGAACTATACAATTCTCTTCTAGCTTATATGACTTTGAAGGCAGTGTGTATGGTTATGACGGTTCGTTATATGACGGAAGTATTTTTGATAATGCTGCATCTGTTGAGTTGCGAAATATTCTTACATCAATTAAGAATTCAATTCTAATTGATGATTTAAAAGTTGAATATTTAAACTTGTTTTTCTCTAATTTAAGATATGCGCTAGCTGAACAAAGTTACATTGACTGGGCATTTAAAACTAGTTTTGTTAAAGTTCATCATAATGTAGGCAAGCTATCACAAAAAGTTACATATTCAAATGATAATTTGACAGACTTTGAATCATATGTTAACGAAGTCAAACCTTATAGAACAAAAGTACGAGAGTATATTAGCAATTATTCAAATATTGATACTGGCAAAATGTCTATAACTGACTTTGATGTTCCGCCAATATTTGAAGGCGACAAAGTAATTACTATTGGGACCGGTGTTTCTAATGGTAAAATTACTGCTACTGACAGTGCAATACACAGCTATCCTTGGAAACATTGGTTAGATAATGTTGGATTTAAAATTGTTGATATTAAAATAATTGATCAAGGTTCTGGTTATATATCAGCACCTGTAGTTCGATTTGTAGGCAGTTCAGGTAAAGGCGCTACTGCACGAGCATTTATTTCAAATGGCAAAGTTAACAGAATTACACTGTTAACACAAGGATCTGATTATTTAGATGCACCTCGCATTGTTCTTGATGGCGGCATGTTACCGTCGGGAACTCCAGCAACTGCCGTTGCAATTATCGGAGATAGTGTAGTTCGCTCAACTTTAATTAAAATGAAGTTTGATCGTATTACAAAAACTTATGTTCTTAACAGTTTAGAACAAACTGAAACAAAATACGGAACTGGATCTAGATTACAATTCCCATTAGTATGGGCTCCAGATATTAGAGTTAACCAATCTAGTGTAACTATTGACGGTGTCGATGCGCTTCGTGATTCATATAAACTAACAACAGTTAAGTCAACATCTAAAGGGTACACTAGCTACAGCGGCTCGATTACATTTGATGTTGCTCCTGCAGTAGGCGCAGAAATTAAGATTACATATAAGAAAGATTGGTCTCTGCTTAATGCAGCGGATAGAGTTCAGTTTTATTATGATCCTGCAACTGGTGAATTAGGTAAAGACCTTGCACAATTAATGTCTGGTATTGATTACGGTGGCGTAATTGTATCTGGAATGGGTTTTGAAGTTAATGGCGGCTGGGATAACTTACCTTACTATTCGGACAAGTGGGCAAGTTTAGATGAAACTTATAATGACATAGTTAAAACAATCCAAGCCGACGGTGAACATACTATTGAATTGGGGTATGTACCAGAAACAGGTACAGAATTAAATGTTTACTATGCAAAGTTAAACAATGAAACTTATATAGACACCGACGGTGTAACAGTAACTTATCCTGTTAGCGTTTATGACAACGCACCACTTAATGTAGAAGCAACAATTACTAGAACAGTAACTCATCAGAGTAATTTGGGTATTGATTCGTTGATTCTAAATAGCGTTGTTGGATTAAAAGTTGGTGATGTTTTAACAATCCCGTCTGTTGTTAACGGCGTTGCATATAATTGCAAAATTTCTCAAATTCTTCCTTTGAGCAATACAATTAAATTAGGACAAATTTTATTTAGAACTATTCCTGTTAATGCAACCGCAGTGTTTACTCGAACATTAGTTTCACCAACGGATTACACAATTAATGCAACTGGGTTAGTTCAGCTAACTGAGCCATTAGTACAACATGCAGACCTTAGCATCAAAGCATATTTGAATAAAATTAGAATTGATGATCCAAATTATGACGGCGCCTTTATGCCCGACAAACCATATGCAATTATGAAAACTGTAATTGCCGATGGCGCAATTAGTTCTATAACAATACCTAGCGGTTTTGATACATACGCAGGCGACGAATTTTTAATTCGTAAGAGTACAAGCGACGGAAGTATTGCGCCTGGAGAAGACGATTATGATACTGCGCTTTCAGGTGGAACATTGGATAATGTTACTGGAGTATACAGTACTGCAACTGGTAAAACTGCTGACGAAATTATTATTGATGGTGACGGATTTGTTACCCCAACAACTAATCCTTCACCTGAAGAAGTTGTTCCGGGACAAGTTGTTGATGCTGTTGCAATTAAAGTTTTTGATAGACCAAGTATTGGTAATGCAGTAGTTAAGGTTGATAGCTTCTTAGGTGATGGCACAACTGACAGTTTTGTTATTAGCCAAACTCCTAACAGCAAACAAGCAATCATTGTTAAAACTGTAGAAAAAGTTGTTGGCATAGATGGCACTCTAAGTAGACAATCATATGTTCTTGAAAGAGACACTGATTATACATTTGATTATAAGAACAAAACTGTTACAACCGTTGTTCCTCCAGCAGACGGAGTTACGATTTCTATATTCAGTATTGGATTTAACGGTTCTAACATCCTTGACTTAGACTACTTTGTTGGTAATGGTGTAACTAAAGAATTCATTACTAAAGCACCGTGGTTAAAAGATGTATCTTATATGGTTTATGTAGACGGACAACCGGCAATTGTTGAGTTGTTTAAAACCGACTCGTCATACGAAAGTACAAATAGAATTGGTATCCGATTCATTACAGAACCTGCAGATCAATCATTAATTTCTTTTGTAATTGTAAGTGGAACACAACAAACATTCTCTGTTACTAAATCAGAAACGTTTGCCGGAAATGGTACAGACACATATCAATTAGCAAATATTATTGGAGATTCATTACCTATTGAATCTAATATGATAGTACGAGTTAATCAAAATATTCTGTTAGCACCTAACAATAACTATTTTACAATTAAGAGTAACAAACTTAATTATACAATTGATCCGATTAAGTTCTTACCATATACTGTATCAGCAAACGATATTGTTGTATTAGTCGATGGCAACTTATTAAATCCTGCAATTGATTATATTATAGATTTAAGTGGTATTACAATTAAAATTAATAAGGCAACGTATAAAAAATACACCGGTAAGCAGTTAATTGTAAGCATTAAGCAAGGTGAGGGGTACCACTATGTACCAAGTACACCTCCGTTATTAGTTACAAGCCAAGCATACCAATCTACTGATACAATTGAAGTTATCAGTTCATATCAACACGATATTCTTGATATGCAAAGAACTGCTATTAATATTACTTCTAACTTATCGTTAACACCGTCTACTGAAGAGTACTACAAATATAGAGGCCTATCTAGTGGTTTATTAAAACTTGATAGAGCAGTATTAAATGATAGTTACATTTGGGTTATTAAAAATGGAACATTGTTAACCCCTGGTATTGATTTCAAGTTAAGAAAAGATAAGCAAAGTATTAAATTAGCGTTTGATCCAGCAATTGAAGATCAGTTTAGCATTATAACATTTGGAACTAATGTTTTATCTTCTGGTATCGCATATATGCAGTTTAAGGATATTCTAAATAGAACAATCTTCAAACGCTTGAACAAGACAAAACAAACTGTATTAACACAAGCATTGCATCAAACAGATACAACAATCCATGTTGCGGATGCAAGTAACTTTGACCCTCCAAGTCCAGCAAACAACAAACCTGGTATTATTGAAATTTCTGGAGAACGTATTGAATACTTTACTTTAAACGGTAATGTGTTGGGTCAGATTCGCCGAGGTACCTTAGGAACAGGTGTAAGAGATGTACACAAGGTTGGTGCGATAGTTCAAGAAATCGGAGTAAGTGAAACATTGCCTTATACCGAAGATACAGTTATTGCTAAAGTTGATTCCAATGGAACAACTAATGTTGATTTAGAATTTGTACCTTCTAGTGTTGACGAGATTGAAGTGTTTGTTGGAGGCCGCAGACTTAAAAAATATGCGTACTCTGAGTATAGAGTAGATACAAACTACCCAGATAGCCCGGAGGGTGATGTTGCGTTTGCTGCTGAATTCAGTGTTGATGGGGTTTCTAAGAAAATTACTTTACGAGATGCTCCAATTGTAGGCAACAGAATTGTAGTAGTAAAACGTTTAGGTAAATCTTGGGATTCTGCTGTTAATATTCAGCACGATACTAACAAAATTGCTCAGTTTTTAAAATCTGAACCTGGTACATGGTACTCGGAATTCAAGAATACATAAAAGTAGCAGATAATGAAGCTAGCTAAATATACAATAAAGAGAGATTATTATGCAGCATAATGACATGACAGGCCTAGCAATCCGTGGACATATTAAGATTACGGATGTAACTGAACCTGATAACCACATTGTTTTACAAGATAAAAGCAATGCAATTCATTACGAGAATATGAGTATTGCTCTTGCAAAGAGTATTGCAGACAGTGGGCAAGGATTCATCTATCAAATGGCATTTGGTAACGGTGGTACATCGGTAGATCCTACAGGAATTATCACGTACCTTACACCAAATAGCTCTGGATCAAACGCTAGTCTTTATAACGAAACATATAAAAAAGTTGTTGATGATAAATCTAGTAATAACGTAGATCCTACACGTAATTTTATTGAAACACGTCACGTTACTGGTACAAATTATACAGATGTATTCATTACTTGTTTATTAGATTACGGCGAGCCAGGTGGTCAACAAGCATATGATACAACAAACAATAATGAAAGTGCGTATGTATTTGACGAATTAGGTTTAAAATCTTATAACCCTAATGGTGATGGGATGTTGTTAACTCATGTTATTTTTCATCCGGTTCAAAAATCTTTAAACCGTTTAATTCAAATTGATTATACGGTTCGTATTCAGAGTTTAACAGGTTAAGCGGGGAATATAAATGACTTATAACGTAAATTATACAGAAACAGCCAATCCTGCTAAACCGCCCATAGTTGTACTTGACGGTGCGTTAGCTTCTGCATCGACCTTACAGTTTCCCGGTAAGAATTATGCAGGCTATGGCCCAGTTATTGCAGGAAACTTTTTACATTTATTAGAAAATTTTGCTGCACCAACTGCACCTTCGAACCCAGTTCAGGGGCAATTATGGTTTGATAATAGTGCAGGTATTAACTTATTAAAAGTATTTGACGGAACAACATGGTCGGCAGCAGGCAGTGTTAAAAAAGCAACCACTGCACCGAGTGTGTCTGGTAGTATTAAAGGAGACTTATGGGTTGATACAAACAATCAACAGCTATACATGTTCTCTGGATCTAACTGGTTACTAGTTGGTCCTCAATTTAGTGCTGGTACACAGACAGGTCCGATTGTAGAAACGATTTCAGATACTGCAAACATTGATCACAGTGTGTTGACAATGTATGCTAACAGCAACAGAATTGCAATTATTAGTAAAGAAGCATTTACTCCTAAACAAACTATATCTGGATTTACAACAATAAATCAAGGTATTAATTTAAGTTCAGTTGACTCGGGAAGCTCTACAGCACCCACTAAGTTTTGGGGAACAGCAAGTACAGCAGACGGTTTAAACGTAAACAATGCTGTAGTATCTGCAGCCAATTTCTTAAGAAGCGATCAAACAAGTACTACAAATTACTCAGTTAACATTAGAAACAACAGTGGACTTACTGTCGGTAGTGATTTAAGTTTTAATTTAAGTACAGATACATCCGGTACAGTATTTTATAATAAGACTAGTGGTGCAAGTATTGATTTTAAACTTAATTATTCTGGTTCGACTAACACAGTATTGCATGTTGATGCAAGAAATCGAATTGGTGTAGGCCCAAGTAATACTAACCCGCAAGCTACATTAGATGTATTAGGTAATGCATTGATATCAGGTATTACTACAATTTCAAGTGAAACAGATTCTACCGCAGTTGGCAACGGAAGTTTAATTGTTGCAGGCGGAACAAGTGTTGGATTAAATCTTAATGTTGGCGGAGATGTTGATGTTTATGGAAACATTGTTGTTAACAAGCTAGACGGCCTTGGTAACCCAATCGGCGGGAGTGTTATTCTTCCAGGTACCGATTCAGCAAATGCATTATACGATATTGGTTCTTCAACGAGAACATTTAGAAACGTTTATGCACAAACATTTGTTGGTAACTTTACTGGTTCGTTCACCGGTGCGTTAGCAGGTGACATTACTGGTTCTGCTGCAAAGTTAGCAAGTCCTACAGTTTTTAGTTTAACAGGTGACGTTTCTAGTAATAGTATTGCGTTTAATGGACAAACTACTAACGGTACTGCAACTTTTGAAACATCGATTAGTCAAGACCTTATTCAAAATAAAACAGAATCAACAACTTCTAATAATACTGACGAACTTTTAATTTATAGACCAGGTGTTGGTTTAAGAAAAGTAACAAAACAAACATTACTATCAAATATTCCGTTAGTACCAGTTGGCGCTATTATTCCGTTTGCAGGAGCAACGCCTCCGACTGGATACTTGTTCTGTGATGGCAGCGAAGTTCAAATTGGTTCATATTCTGATTTGTTCTCTGTTATTGGTTATACATATAAACCGGCAGTATTGTTAATTGGTAAAAACACTTTTGCATTGCCTGATTTAAGAGGTCGCTTCCCGTTAGGGCGCGACAATATGGATAACAATACAACGGTTCCTGATAAAGTTAATCCTAATGTTCTTATTGATGCTGGCGGAGGTAGCTCTAATCGAGTTACTGACGTTACTGCTGATACATTAGGAGCAGGCTCAGGAAGTGAAACACGTACACTTGCTATTAGTAACTTACCAGACCATAGACACACATTGTCTAGCGGGCAAGCTGATTACTTTGCAGTTGGTCGTCCAGGTCTAACAAGCGACTCTAACGGAGTAAGTCCTCCAGGGCCGCAATCAACAAGTTCTGGTTTATCGGTTCCAAATACTGGTGGTATTATTACACCGTCAACAGGACAACCATTGTCTACAATGAACCCATATCAGACAATCAACTACATTATCTACACTGGTGTATTTCTATGAGCTATATTATAAACAAAACTGACGGTTCTGTATTAACAGAGATTGTAGACGGAACAATTGATCAAACAGCAACTGATATTACATTAGTTGGAAAGAATTCTAGTTCATACGGCGAATTAGTAAATGAGAATTTTATTCATATTTTAGAAAATTTTGCTAACACTAGTTCACCAAATCATCCTATAATTGGACAGTTGTGGTATGATACTAGCGAAGGTCGATTAAAAGTTTATGACGGAAACGGATTTAAAGTTTCCGGTGGTACTATTGTTTCTGGCGTTACTCCTTCGATGGTGCAGGGCGATCTGTGGATTGATAGTAATCGCCAACAGTTATATTTTAATGATGGATTGGCAACAATATTAGCAGGTCCAATCTATACTAGGTCTCAGGGAATTAGCGGTTTGCAAGCTGTTGATGTTCTTGATACAAATACTATTGAACATACTATTGTTTTAGTGTATGTTGCTCGAGTATTAATAGGTATTTTTAGTAAAGACGCATTTACTCCGGCATCTCCAATTTCGGGATATACTGGCGACATTAATATTGGATTTAACGTTAGTAACTATTCTGGTGTTAAGTTTGATGTACCTGTAACTTCGTCTAGTTACTTAATAGCAGCAGACCAAAGTTTAAAAAATGCAGAAAGTTTCCTTTCTACAACTGATAGTTCAGGAACATCCGGTTCTATTACAATTGCAAACGAAACTCCGTTAATACTCGGTGTTAATCAAAATATCGAAATTCACGTTGATAGTAATGCAATGCAGATTAATTCTAACATTGCTAATCAAGACTATTCAATCTATACGTTAAATGTAGGAGGCTTATTGCCTGCACAATACATTAACGCACAGGATCAGTTTGTGGGTATATACACAGATCTCCCTACAGCTACACTTGATGTAAATGGCGATACAAGAATTAGAGGTAGTTTAACAGTTGAGGGTGATTTAACAACTATTAATACTATTAATGTACAAATTGAAGATAAGTTAATTGATTTAGGTAAAACTGATACCCCTGACAACACAACCGCAGACGGCGGTGGTATTAATTTACAAGCAGGCATCGACGGAGACAAGTCGATTATTTGGGTAGCTAACACAACTGCGTGGACTAGTTCTGAGCATATTGATATTGCAACAGGAAAAGGATACCACGTAAATGGTTTTGAAGTTTTAACACAAACTGCATTGGGTGTTACAGTTAATAGTGCTCCAGGCTTGCAAAGTGTTGGCACATTAACATCGTTACAAGTTGATTACTTGTATTCTAACGATAATTCTATTTCGTATGTTAATCCAGTATTAGCTAACGGCGATATTGTGTTAGTTCCAAAAGGATCGGGCGCAGTTAACGTAAGTAACAAGAAAATTACAAATTTAGCAGATCCGACTGATCCTACTGACGGAGTAAATTACGAATCATTGCTATATGCAGTTCAAACTGCCCCGTTAGCATTATCTATTAACGTTGGATTATTAACTAATCAACAGATTGCATTAACAATTATTACAAAGGTTTATCCACCGTCTGAACATCAAGACGGCGCAATTTGCAGAGTTTGGTGTATTGATACAGCAAGTGCAAAGCAATTTACCCTATCTAGCGGTGCTTGGGGTAGCGGAATAGACATTTAAGGAGCGGCTGTACTAGCCAAAATAGCATAAATACACTAGGACTAAGGAATATAAGAGATGCCATATACCATTAACAGATATAACGGATCGGTAGTAACTACAGTTGCTGACGGTACAGTAGATACAACTACTGACCTTAAGCTAATTGGTAAAAATTATGCTGGTTACGGTGAAATTCAGAACGAAAACTTTCTATTTTTATTAGAAAACTTTTCAAACGCAAACCCGCCTTCAAAACCACTAAGCGGGCAGATTTGGTACGATAGTACTAACTCTAAATTAAAATTTTATGATAGTAATAAGTGGCGCACAACAGGCGGCGCAGAAATTGGCGCAACTCAACCTACTGGTTTAACAGTTGGTGATTTCTGGTTCGATACAGTTAACAAACAGTTGTATTCATGGAACGGCAGCGACTTTACCCTAATTGGTCCACAGGGCGTTGCAGGTTCTGGTACAACTCAAATGATTTCTCGCAGTGTTAAAGAATCTGGTTCTTCAACAACACACGCAATTATTGAAGCTCGTGTTGGTACAGGGTCAGGTGCTTATCAAACAGTATTTGTTATTAGTCCAGATTCTGCATTTGATTTAGACACTGGCACAAATCCAATTACTGGATTTACAACAATTCGTCAAGGTATTACACTAGCATATACAAATGATAATGGTAATCCAGGACAAACAACTGACAGTCATAGATTCTGGGGAACAGCAACTGATTCTGATCGCTTAGGCGGCTATGATGCAAGCAGTTATGTTCGTGCAGGGTCTGCAAGTTTTAATACATTAGTTCAATTTGACGATGTTGGTTATACAGTTGGTGCAACACCTAGATTAGCAGTGTTTAACCAAGGCAACACAATACCTACAATTAGAAACCAGTTAAACGACACAATCCAATTCCAAACAACTGTTGCATCTGTAACAAAAACTCCAATGAAGTTAGTAGGAAACGATATTGTTCCTGGCGCAGATGCATCGTCTGGTACACCTAGTAACATTGGTTCAAACTCATTAAAGTTTGCAACTGTATATGCTAACTCGTTTGCAGGTACTGCTACTCAAGCAGATTCTCTTGCAGTTAGTGGAAATTATGTAACAGCAAGTTCTGCATCAAGTGTAGGAACTATTGTAGCTCGCACATCGGTTGATGAAGTTATCAACGGCACAAACATTACTGCTGGAGCAGTTAAAGGTACATTCTTTGTTGGTACTGCAACGGCAGCAAACTATGCTGACTTGGCTGAAAAATATCTAGCTGATGCTGAATATGAAGTAGGTACAGTTGTTATTGTAGGCGGTGAAAAAGAAGTAACAGCAGCCCAAGTTGGCTTCCGTGCAATTGGTGCAGTATCTGCCAATCCAGCTTATATGATGAACAGCGAATTAGAAGGTGGTACATATATTGCCCTAAAAGGCCGTGTTCCTGTTAAAGTATCTGGAACTGTAATTAAAGGTCAGCGTTTAGTTGCTGGTCCAAATGGTACAGCACAATCTGCAATGGGTAATAACGCCGACACGTTTGCTATTGCTTTAGAATCAAACGACAACAGTGACGTCAAACTTGTTGAATGTTTAATTTTATAAAACTAAATAAAATCGTTAATACAGGGATAAAATATGGCAGTCGGTGATAAAATTGCAGCAACGGACTATAATACGATCCAAGGAAAGGTCGCATTAGTGTTAGGAACTGGATCTGGTGATTATGGATACGGACAAACTGTATCTAGTAGCTCAGTATCTGCTAACGCAAAAATTTCAATGACACAATGGTCAAATTTAAGAAATGACTTATTACGTGCCCGTCAACACCAAATCGGTGGAGACCAATCTTCTTTATTAACTGACCCTGCAATTAATTTAACAGTCACTGCGTCTGATGTAAGCACTAATAGATTCACAACTTCAAGCACTACTACACTAGCAGTTGGTTTAGCAGTAACATTTAGCGGAACAGTATTCGGTGGTGTTGTTGCAGGTACAACTTATTACATTGCTGAAGTTGCTACTAGCACCCAATTTACAATCAGTGCAACTAAAGGTGGTGCAGTATTTGCACTAACTACTGCAACTGGTTCAATGGCTATGCGATTTGGTGGCATTAAAATTACTGAAGCTGATCGTTCTGCTTATAATACGTTAGCTGATACTATTACTACTAATAGATTAATTGTTCCACCAGACGCAGAAATTGACCTTCCTACTTTGGGAACTCAGCAACAACGTGCTCCTGGTTGGAACGGTACTGTACAACAAACAGTTACTATTAATTTTACAGATGCTAATACTGCAAGATACTTTTTTAATTCAGGTTCTCAAGTGTTGTTTAGTAGTTCTTTAACTGGCGGCAGCACATCTCCTGGTGGTAAGGATGACACTTGGAGAACTATTATGTCTACAATGGGAACTATTAAGTTTGGTTACTCAACTACTGCAGGTACAACTGGTACTGGTTCATCATATGGGTGGTCAAATTTAACCTCGACTCAGGTTACAATTTTTCAAAAGGACGTTTCTGGAACAACTTATTATCCAAACAAGTTTGTTCTTAAAGCGGCTA